TCAGCTTGGCTAGTTGCACTTTCTAATGTAGCCTTTTGTTTTCTTAAACTGGTTAACGTATTATTATTTTCATCCCAAGTTTTTAATTCTTGATGTAGGGATAGTTCTTTATCAATGTCTACACTTTCTAGTTTCATTATTGCTTTACCTAGATTTTCGATATCTTGATCCTTTTTAGAATCCCACGCAGAACTTTTAATGGTTAAACTGTCTATGCTTTTTTGTACATTTTCATTAGCAGTTTTAATTCCTGATATTTTAAACTCTTCAACTTGTATGCTGTCTTTGGTTTCTTTAATCAGTTCTTTAAGTGTTTCTGATTTTTCACTTAATAGAGTTATACCTAATAACTGCTCAATAATCTCACGCTGATCACCGGCTTTCATTGATAAGAATGGTTCAGTATAAGTGTTTAACGCAACCAAATGCTTGAACATAGTATGCGACATTTCCAACATCTGTTCAATGGTTTTTTGTGTTTCTCTTGAATCACCTTGACTTTCGTCATCACCGTCGCCGTCATCTTTTAATTGTTGATTATTAATAAATAATTTTAAAATATTAGGTTTACGACCTCGTTCGATACGATAATTATTTCCATCTTTTTCAAATTCAACAGTTACCAACATGGCTTTACCGTTGGTTTTGTTAATTAAATTTTCTCTTCGTATATTAGTGAGTGCTTGTCCGTATAACGCATAACTTAGTGCATTGATAATAGTTGTTTTACCAGTACCATTCCTAGACCCAGCGTCATCTCCGCCTAGATCGTGGTTACTGCCCAGTACTAAAGTTAAATGTTCTCGGTCAAACGTAACCGCTTGAGAAACATTTCCTACACTCATAAAATTTTTAATTGTGATATTTTGTATTTTAAACATTTATAGATTATTGTAAATTTCTAATAAGGTTGATTTATTAAACTGCTCTGATTCAATATTAACAAGTTGCTCTGTTACAATTTGATCAACAGATTCAAATTTTGCATCTGGATTGTCATCATAGGAGCCTTCCATGTTAACTTTATCTTGTACTAAACTGATTTCTCGAATGTCGTAATCGTTAATAAAAGTTTCTTTGATAAAATTTGCTTCTTCGTAACTGATATCAATGTCTAAATTAACTTTAAGATGCATCTTACCTCGCATAATATCATCTTTACGATCTATTAATTCGGATAACTTAACTGATCTATACTTTGGACAGTTAGGCCAATTGAAATATTGGGGTTCGCCGCCCCACTCTAGTGTCATCATTCCTCGATCATCGTCCCAATTGTCTGAGAAATTATGTGGAAATGCATTACCGATGTAATGTATATTTCTTGTAGCTTGTCGTTTATGAAAATGTCCCGAGAAAACATACTCCGGTGCTATAAAATCTTCTCGCCGAAGCTCACCGTGATCTGGCATCTGCACCATAGCGTTCATATAAAAGCTAGGAAGTTCAAAGTGTCCAAACACATATCGACTAGCCACGTCTTTCATTGTTCGCCACTCATCACCTACTAGCCACGGAACTAATGTAACATTGTCTAAAGTGGTTATACCTTCGACTACGGTTACACCTGGTATATGCCGACCAAATGCCGAACTATGCACATCACGCTTGTCTTTATAAAATAAATCGTGATTACCTGGAAACCAAAAGAATTGCTCAAATGCGGCACCCAATTTTTCTAAACATCTGATACTGGTGTCTAGTGCTACTAAGTTTAAACTGTTTCGATTATGACTCCAGTCACCTAAAAAAATTCCGGTTTCGCAACCTTGTTCTTGAGCTTGTTCTATAAACCAATCAATAAACTCTTCACAGTCGTTGAGATGGATAGTACTGTTTGATTTTAATCCGATGTGTAAATCGGTAAACGCGGCTACTTTATTAAATAATCCCATTAGACATCCTTGGATATAAATCCTTTAATTTTTCATACCTAGATAGTATAGCACAGTAAAATATTAAAACTCAACCTTTAATTTCTTCATCTGTGCCAGATTCATCTTCTGCAAGATCTGGATCACTTTTTGGCATACGTAATGTTTTATACAATCCTGCCTGTCGAGCGATCTCGTCGGCATAGAGTTGACTATTTTGTCTAGTAGTTGACGGTGTTAGTCCGTGGTCTTCTAACATGTCGTCTCGGATATTTTGATTTTTCTTTTCAATATTGAGAATTCTGGTAAAACTATTAGTGACTGCGGCAGTATAATAGGCAAATGGATTTTCTGATTTTGATTCGTCAAACTGCAATCCGATTTGACTTAACTGTAAAATAGCTTGGCCTTTCATTTCTTCGATATAGGTATAACCTCTCCAATTGCTCCGTTGTGCGTATCTCTCTGCTAACTTAATATACATACGTCCAAGATTTTCTGTAATGCGACCATGATCTTTTGAAAATTTACCGGTTTTTATTCCGCCTTTCCAGTGACTTTTACCTACACAAACTAATTCATCTTCATCATTAAATTTCCAATGCTGAAACGGGGGGAAATTTATTTTATCATGACTATCGGCTCGGGTTTTGGTAGTTTTCTTACGACCCGGTGCTAAGGGAATATGATCAAATGTCATAATTCTAATAATGATGTCTGTTTTTGCAATAGTTTTGTAATCTGGTGTACATTCTAAAAGTTTAATTTTTTTATCACCGTTGGCCCGCGCCTCTGCAAATGCATATAATCCGATACGTTTAGCACGAGCACGTTTTGCTTCTGCTATTGTTCGAATATTGACTTTATCTAAACTGGTTAATATAATATCGTATTGACTGTGCTCTTGTTTAGTAAAACTAGAATATGTACATTTACTATTGTGTATTTCTTGTAATAAATCCCTATTATTGAGATATTTTTGTTTTTTTGGTAACATTGGAATCGTTGTCATTATTATTTTTTCCTTATGTTATATTGTAGCATGGAATTATTAGATGTCAACCATGATAAACTCAGCAGTTTATTTATATGGTAAATATAGCTAAAGAACAATTTACGAGTTTATCATAAAGGAAATTAATCAAAAATGGCTTCGTACACTAAAACATTATTCGATAACGGTATAAATTCACTCGGTCAACAAAACGCTTTTATGACAGTAACCTATGGTGATCAAACTGTAGATAATTTTTGGGAAGAGACTACCGCTCCGCCGAAGATAACACCAACTGATCCGCCTCCGATCGTCAAGCCGCCTGCATCTGGTACACGCGACGGGCAAGTTGGCGCAGGTGCTATGCCAGATAACACTTCGGTTAAACCTGAGGTCAATGTTAGAGATAGTAACGGACGAATGTTAGCTCAGGATACTCGTGTTAAAATTCGTGTTCCTCCAAATTATTTTACTGCCTATACATCAGGTAATAATGCAGAATTGGTAAATCTAGGAGCAATTATTTTTCCTTATACGCCAATTATTGATCAAAACTATAAGGCAGAATATCAATCGTTAAATCCTATGCACAGTAATTATACTCAATATTTTTACAAGTATAGTTCGGCTAGTCCTATAAACATTACAGGAAAATTTAGCGTACAAAACAACGACGATGCAGGAGTTTATATAGCAACAGTTCATTTACTTAAAGCATTAACTAAAATGCGATGGGGAAATGATCAAGATGCAGGGAGTCCGCCTCCTCTATGTCGATTAGATGCCTACGGCGATTATATGTTTAAAAACGTTCCTGTGGCTATAGCTGATTTTAAATTAACCCTTCCGAATACTGTCGATTATTTTTCTATAAGCAAACAAACCAGCACTGGCATTTATAATAAAACAACAGTACCAGTTTTTTCTGAGATATCGGTTACTTGTATACCTATTTACAGCAGACAAGAAATTTTAAATTATAACGTTACAGACTATTTAAATGGGAATACAAAAGGATTTATATAATGACTGTTTATAAAAATACTAGTCCTTATTATTCGACTCAAAATAATAATGGATATCTCGACATACTGACTTATAGGAGTATTCCTGCTGAAAAAGACGACATACTATTCACTGTAACAAAAAATTATGAATACCGACCTGATTTATTAGCGTATGATTTATACGGAAATGTGGACCTATGGTGGGTATTTGCTGTTAGGAATCCGTCCGTAGTCACTGATCCAATTTATAGCATGCGTTCTGGATTAAAAATTTATCTACCAAAAATTACATCAATTAAAAATTCTTTAGGGATATAAATGCCGATAGATCAAAAACCTTTTATAGATATAACCCCTATTAATATAAAACCACCACCTATTAATATAAAACCACCACCGGTTAAAGTAGATCCCTCTACACCCATTGTATCAAAACCAGTAGATACGTCTAAAACTATATCACCAAAAACTGATAAAGCCTCCTCTAATAACAGTGAGGCTACTACTCCGGGGGTTGATAGAAAAACAGAAGTCACTTCAAATAAAACCACTACTGAGGATACATCAACTTTTTATTCTAACAAGTTAAATTACAGCACAGTTACGGGATCAAATATTTTAAATTCGTATCGATCTTACACTTATAATTTTACACTGGCTGCATTGAGTATAGACGAAGTAAACGATCCCTCAACCTATAGAAATAAAAAATTAAAACGAGTAATTTTAAAATCTGGTGGTAAAGGAGCCGGCGGAATAGCTTCAGCGGCGGGTCCTACCACCGAGCAAATTAAAGCAAATAATAATTTAAAAAATGCATACGAAGCTAGCCAAGAAGAAATAAATGCTTCGCAAAAAAATATTGACACGTTACGACTTAACTCAGGAATTGCCTCAGCGTTTAATAGTGATAGTCCCGGTAGATTTGACATGTATATTGATGAGGTAGAAATTCATAGTTTGCTAACAACCGGCGAAAAAACTGGTTATTCGCAAGCTACTAATGTTTCGTTTACTGTTGTCGAACCTTATAGCATAAATGGTTTTTTGGAAGCACTGCATGTATCGGCGGTGTCTGCAGGATATCCAGGGTGGCAGACTGCAAAATTTGTTTTGGTGCTTGATTTCTGGGGATATCCTGACAATAAAAATCAGGATTTTCCTGCCCCAGAAAAAATACCCGGTAGTTCTAGGTATTTTCCTATTATATTCAGTACAGTTGATATTGAAGTCACTGAAAAAGGTACAGTATATAAATGTAGTCTTACTCCCCCAAGCGATCGAGCAATGGCTAATCCTAATCAACTCAAATCGACTATTAATATGAAAGGTAAAACAGTCTATGAAATTTTAAAAAATTTTATGGATCAGTTAAACAAACAAACTGCTCAATCTGATCAAGATTCTAGAGAAACAGAAGTAATAAAGCACGATATCTACAAAATTAGTTTTCCTGATTGGGATCCAAAAACAGGATTAAACTTTAATAAAGATCAAAAAAATCAAGAAATTGCTAAATCTAAAATGGGAGAAAGTTTAAAAGATAGCGGAAATTATTCATTTTTGCCTCCCGGTAGCACAACTAAAAAAAATGCATATCATAGCAAAGACTCTGACGCTACTCCGACGCCAACCCCGGAAGATCAAATCAAACAACCTGAAAAAAATAAACCCAATCCTTATAATAGCGATTTTCAAGTTCAAGCGACTGAAGGTTCTAACATACACGAAATTATTTCGTCGGTGATTCGAGACAGTGAATATATTAAAAATAAATTTAAGGATTTACCGAGGTCTATCGGCAGTGACGGTATGATAGATTATTTTATGATTAGAATAAATGTAAAAGACTTTAAGGAAATTGATAAGGTTTCTAAAAAACCTTATCAAGAATTTGAATATGTTGTCTACCCTTATAAAGTCCACTATTCTTGTATTCCGGGCTATGCGTCATTACCTATTAATTATAATCAATTAAATCTTCAAGTTGGAAGATCTTATAATTATATATATACAGGAAAAAATGTCGATATTTTAAATTTCAAATTAGAATTTAATAATTTATTTTTTGAAGCAGTAGGGAAAGGATTTGGTAATACTGATGCAGAGTCAAAAATTGATAATGCAACAAGCAATGGCGAAGGAAAAGTTAAAATTAAAGATGGCAATCCTGAACAAACTTCAGCGAGTCAAACACCTGTTGCTGGGATAAAAGTAACACATGCTCAAACAAGCGTTACTGCTGGCAGGGGTACCCCTAATGCAGGAGCAACTAAAGACGATCCTTATTACATAATGGCAAGAACTTTTCATGAGGCTATAATACATTCTTCGACCGCATTAACTAGCGGAGAAATTGAAATTGTTGGAGATCCTTACTATGTTACGACCGGTGGCCTCGGCAATTATGATCCAACAGTGGACCTTTCAAAGACCAATACTACCTCCGATGGAGAGGCCCGAGTCAATCGAGGAGAATTGCAGATCGCAATCACTTTTAACAATCCTATAGACTATGGTTCGTTTGAGGACGGAGGAACTATGTATTTTGATACAAAGAAAGTACCGTTTGGTGGGATTTATAGAGTAAATGAAGCAAACAGTACTTTTAAAGACGGAGTTTTTAAACAAGTACTTACAATCATGCGGCGACCCGGTCAATTTATCGATATTAAAATTCCATCGGCCAGTTTTTCAAGTGCTCTTGCGACCACTCCTAATCCAAATAATCAACAAAATCCAACAGGACCGCTAAGTCCGGAATCTATTGCCCAGTCTAACGGCACCCTTGCCGCATTTGCAAACGGCACAGGTGCAGATACCTTTAATTTAAAATCAATGTTAGGTCGAGGGCTTCCTAATAATGATAGTAATTTTACAAATGCACTTGGTGGATTAGGAGGAACTACAAATTTTGAATCGACTCAGGTAAGCGGTGCAATAGTTAGTGGAATAGGAATGCAAACTGCTAACGGTTCGGCACTATTTGGCGGTGCTATTCCCGGTGGTGTAGATCAGTTAGCATCGGGTATTAGAATGGAAGCTTCGGGTTTAATCGGATTAGGACATGCTGGATTAGGAACAGCAGCCAATGTGATCAATATGGGTAATTTATTAAATAATAATTACCTCACTGGACAATCTGCACTTATTAGCGGAAATTTAGCCAATAGTGCTTTTAGAGACTTAGGCATGCCTCCACTAACTTCTGCACTTGCTAGTAAGGTAGTTTCTCAACAAGCTGGCAAAATAGTTGCTCGCTCGGGTATATTAGGGTCAGGAATAGGAATCAATTCTCAGAAAGCTCTTAAAGGTATAATAGCGGCGTCTACTGCTTTACAAAAAGCTGATCAAATTTTAAGTATAAATCCTGAGTTATACTTGTCGGGTCTTGCGTCACAAAAAATTAACCAAGCACTAAATATGGTTCCTCAAGATTACGCTAAAACTATAGGACTAGTTTCTGCTATCGCTAATCAATCAGTTGATGCCACACTAGCGACTGGTCTAAGTGGATTAGCAAGTCACGCACCGGCTTCCTATTATACATCGGTGTTAGGGGGAAATCCGATAAGTCCGTCACTGTTATCGAATCAATTAGGAATAAATGCTTCGCAGTTGTCAGGACTATCTGATCCTTTTTCGAGTTTTATTTCAAAGCAGATATCAGGTATTTTAGATGCGATTCCGCAAGATGTTGATTTAAAAGCATTTTCAGCACAAGGGGTTTTATTAGATACTCTTACAGCTGATACTTTACCTAATTTGCCTACCAATGCGCCATATACTTCCGCACCTGCTGATGCAACCGAATTTTCTAATAGAGGTGCTACGTATAATGTAAATAACTTTACCCTTCCGGGTACTAACACAGTATTATTTGATAATGGAGTTAACGCACTTGGACAACAAAATGCCAATATGAATATAACACTTGGCGCCTTACAAAGTCAAATATTTGGAGCAGACGGTGTTATTCAAGGAAATAGACTTGTAACTTATACATCAGGACTTCCTGGATTAACAGGTTATGCAGGATCACTTGAATCGTCCCAAGCAAGTATAAATGCTGCCACGGGTGGATTTATAGGAAATCCTAGTTCGGCGGTTTTAAGTAGTTCAGTTGTGACACAGTATGGTTCAACAGCGGCAATGAGTCCTTTACAAAAATTAATCAGCGGATAACTTATGGCTTTAGAAACTAGAAGAAGACACCTGCCTCTATCTCGAGGCCCGTTTTTAGCAAAAATTACTAATCATTTAGATAGTACCTTTATGGGCAGATTGGAAGTAGCACTAATTAAAGGTATCTCAAATAATGTTCTGAACCAAGCTGACACCTATATTGTAAATTACCTTAGTCCTTTTTATGGCGTCACTTCCGCTCGATTTGAAGGGAACGACGAAACAAATTGGCAACATTGTCAAAAAAGCTACGGCATGTGGATGGTTCCTCCAGACATTGGTACTCGCGTATTAGTAGTTTTTATTGACGGAGATCCTAATCAAGGATATTGGATAGGATGCGTGCAAGATACCTTTCAAAATCATATGGTGCCGGGTATTGCAGCCAGCAAACAAACATTTATGACCGAGGATCAAAAAAGAAAATACGGTACCGAATTACTTCCTGTTGTAGAATTTAATAAAAAATCAAAATCGTTAAGTAATCCAAATGTTGAAACATTTCAAAAACCTATACATCCCTTTGCAGATAGATTATTACAACAGGGACTTTTGTTAGATACAGTTAGAGGAGTAACATCCAGTTCTGCTCGAAGAGAGGTACCTAGTGGTGTATTTGGCATATCAACGCCTGGTCCTGTTGATCAAGGCGCAGATGCGCAACAGGGCACCATTGGCTACATTGAGGATCAGGTACGTACGATTCCTGTAAGTCGATTAGGGGGGACAACATTTGTAATGGATGACGGCGATGTTAATGGACAAAATGAATTAGTACGTCTACGAACAAGAACAGGACACCAAATATTATTACATAATAGCCACGATTTAATCTATATTGCTAATAGTAAAGGAACCGCATGGATAGAATTAACAAGCGGCGGCAAAATTGATATATACGCCGCTGACAGTGTTAGTATACACTCGGAACAAGATTTCAATTTCCGTGCCGATAGAGATATTAATTTAGAAGCAGGTAGGGATATTAATATCAGTGCGAGCGGTCATATACAAGCAGAAATAGGAAAATATCTTTGGGTAACTGCAAACGGTGAAATTTCAATGAGCACTAAGGAAAATATTAATTTATTATCTGGAGGGGAAACTCGTATTTCGTCGCAGGGAAATATGAGTTTAGGTACTGCTTCTAATATGAATCAAGGTGCAGGTGGTCAGTTTTCGGCACAAGCATCGGGGCAGTTAATTGTTAATGGCTCTAAAGTGCAAGTTAATTCAGTATCTGGAAATTCACCGACTTCTGCTAACCCTCCTAAATCGTCTTTATCTAGATTTAGTCTACCAAATAGATCGGTCTCTAACGGATGGGAAAATTCGTCATTTTACAAAGCAGATTCTATAACAAGTATTATGCAAAGAGTGCCGACGCACGAACCATACGACCAGCACGAAAACACCGATGCTAGTCGTTATGCTCCGGATTTAACCGATTCCTCGATTCCATCAGATTCTACTACCTCGGTTAATAATCCGCAAGATGATAAAATTCCGTCCGCCAATACAGGACAGCCGCCACCTAACGGAAAACCAGCTTTAGACTGGGCAAAAGATATTGAATGGCTAAAATTAATAAAATCGTTGTGTGCTAAAATAAATTGCTCTCCTGTAGATCTATTAGCGGTCATTTATCAAGAATCAAATTGTAAACCGTCATCTTATAATCCAAACGGTCCTGCTTATGGACTTATACAATGGACAGCCGCTGCCTCTGCTAGTCCTAGAAAATTTGGATATACAATAGAAAAAATGGCCACACTAAGTCGAGTAGAACAAATGCCGGTTATGGAAGAATATTTTCGACAAAACAACGCAATGAATTTAGGTAAAAAAGGAAAGCTAGATATTTCTGACATATATTCAATAATATTTTGTCCAGCGGGAATAGGTCAATCATCGACATGGAAAGCTTACGGCTTACCAGGAACCGGTGCTTATTTGAGCACGGGAAAGGCATATAACGCGAACCATACTTTAGATAAAGAAAATAAACATTATATTACTAAAGCTGACTATACTACTGTAGCCGCTAGATGGATTCCGTTAGTCCAACAAAATCTTGCTAACGCTGGATGGAAAGACGATTTAAGTAATTTACCAGAAGGAAGTAGTTCATCTACTACTCCGACATCATCGTCGGGTCGCGTCGCAGTTGTTGGAGATAGTATTGCTTGGGGAACCGGCGATGCATTGAAAAAAATGATACCGGGTATTGTAGTTAGTGCTAGTACAGGGTCACTATCTATAACGATATTAACTACCTGGGTTCCCCCAGTCGTGGGGTACGATACTGTAGTTGTTAGTGCAGGATCTAATGATATTGCCCAAAGAGAGCCAAAGAGTCAAACTACGGCAGCACAAAATACTCTTACAAAAACGTTAGGACAAATTCGATCAGCCTTAAAGGCCAAAAAGTATATTTGGATATTACCAAACTTTTCGGTCGCCGCTACTGTAGTAAGTAACTTTGCGGCATCAAACGGTGATCGAACAGTAAGTTTTCAAGCCAGTTCCCCTACTGCTAAAGACCCGTATCCGTTACATCCAGCAAGTTATGGTCCCCTTGCACAATCAGTTAAGAGTATGTTGTAATCATAGTAATATGTACAGAATTTTATAAAATAAATATCATATCATGCCATATAAAAATTTAGAAATCACAAATAATTCAAATACTGTTCAAAATACTACACAGCAAAGTCAATTTTACAGGGGATTTAGTTCTATAAACAATAGTAGTCCTGATACACGTTTGTACGATCTTGATATTGTCACGCAAGACATTATAAATCAATTTAATACCAAGAAGGGGGAACGGGTAATGAATCCTAATTTTGGTAGTATTATATGGAATTTATTAATGGAACCTCTAACTGATTCAGTAAGAACAGCAATAGTTGACGATGTTACACAAATATGCAATAGCGATCCGAGGGTTACCGTTACACAAATAAATTTAAACGAATACGAACAAGGATATTTGTTAGAATTAACAGTATTATTAAAAAATACGAACCAGTCGGCTATAATAAAATTAAATTTTAATCAAGATGTGGGCCTCTAAACAAAATAATATACCTATATAAAATATAAAATAAATAGGTATAACAAAATAAAAATTATGATTCCATCAACTAACAACAAACTTTTAATAACAGAAAATTGGACCAAGATTTACCAAAGTTATCGTAACGCCGATTTTCAAAGTTATGATTTTGAAACTATTCGAAGAGTAATGATCGAGTATCTTCAGCAAAATTATCCTGAAGATTTCAATGATTACCTCGAAAGTAGCGAATATATAGCTCTTATTGACTTAATTGCGTATTTAGGACAAAATTTAAGTTTTCGTATTGATTTAAATGCACGCGAAAACTTTTTGGAAACTGCTAGTCGACGAGATAGCATATTACAGCTCGCTCAGTTAATCAGCTATGTTCCTAAAAGAAATACACCCGCCAGCGGTTTTCTTAAAATAACCGCCATCACTACTACCGACAATGTTTATGACTCGGCTGGAAATAATTTAGCAAACACTGTTGTTGGATGGAACGATTCTACTAATAAAAATTGGTATAATCAATTCTTAAGTATTTTAAATTCTAGTATGCCCGGATCTTACATATTCGGCACCCCGTCTGGTAGACAAACTATAAATGGTATATTAACAGAACAGTATATTATTAATAGTAAAAATACTAACGTTCCTGTATTTTCCTTTAATAAAACCATAAATGGTATTCCTACAAACTTTGAAATAGTACCTTGTACATTTAGTCAAGCAACTGCAATATACGAAGTTCCTCCACGCCCTGGTAATAACTTTAGCTTTTTATATCAAAATGATAATCAAGGCTCTGGTAGCGGTAATACAGGATTTTTTGTACATTTTCGACAAGGTTCTTTGGGATTATCTAATTTTACTATAACAAGTCCTGTTCCTAATGAACTAATTGGCATTAATATTACCGATATTAATAATACCGATGTTTGGCTATGGCAATTAGATAACAATAATAATTACAATAACTTATGGACTGCTGTTCCTAATTTAATTGGAAATAATATCATCTATAATAGTTTAAACATTGATCAACGAAATATCTATAGTATCACAACACGAGATCAAGATCAAATTGATTTAAATTTTGCCGATGGTAGTTTTGGAAACCTACCTAAAGGAACTTTTAATTTACTATATCGACAAAGTAACGGACTTACTTATAATATTAAACCAGAACAAATGGCCGGTGTATCAGTATCAATTCCTTACGTGAATAAAAATGGGCAATCCCAAACATTGACATTAGTATTGGGACTACAATATACAGTTTCAAACAGCTCGTCGACTGAATCAAATATTAGTATACAACAAAAAGCCCCGCAATCGTATTATACCCAAAATAGAATGGTCACCGGAGAAGATTACAACATAGCACCATTGACGGCTGCTACTGATATATTAAAAATAAAATCTACAGCTCGCGTCGTAAGCGGAACAAGTAAATATTTTGATCTTCTTGACGTTAGTGGCAAATATAGTAAAACTAATATATTTGCATCTGATGGAATTTTTTATAAAAATGAGTATCAAGCAAATTTTGAATTTACATTTAGGAATAAAAACGATATATTAACCGTGATTAAAAAACAAGTAGAGCCGCTAATTTCTTCAACTACTATGCGATCATTTTATCTTGATCGATATCCGAGAGAAGACCTTGTTTATTTAAATTTAATATGGAAACAGGTAAACAAGGTATCTGGTAGCTCTCGAGGGTATTTTAAAAATCAATCTGCGGCAGATCTGTTAGCTCTTAGTGTAGGTACAGGCATATCAACTAATTTGTTTTATGTATCTCTTGGTTGTTTAATTAAGTTTCAAAATCTGGAAGGAACGGACTATATTTGGTCTAAAGTAGTTCAAGTTATCGGAAATGGTAGTAACTCCGGCAAAGGACCACTAAATGACGGCACTGGGCCTATTATTTTAAATAATGTTGTGCCTAGTGGATACGCACCTGTTGAAATAATTCCTGCATTTAATACAGTTTATTCTTACACTTTTGAAATGCAATTGGTTAATTTATGTTTAATACAAAAAAACTTTGGTTTAAGTTTTGATAAAGTTACTAGAACTTGGAATATTATATCTGATGTAAATTTAAATTTAGTAAAACCTTTTTCTTTAGATTACCAAGGAAATACCACTTCTGCTAATTTAGATTCGAGTTGGTTAATTGCATTTATTTGGCAAGGAAATAAATATTTGGTACAATACAGATCTACTAATTACATTTTTGAAAGCGAAAACGAAACAGGATTTTACATTGATCCAACTGATGTAAATTTTGATTATATTACAAACACTGTGTTGAAAGACAAAATAGATATTCTTTCTTTCAATACAGATCCTGCAACATTTAACAGCTTAAACAAAGATTATTCGCTACAGATAGACAACTATATTATTGAGCCGGACGGCTATACTGATCCATCTAAAGTATTAGTTAGTTTTTATGATTATAATAATTCTGGAGTAATTTCAGAACCAGATACCTTTAAAAAAATTGTCGGAGGCTCTGGCAATTATGTCTATTTTCAAAAATTATCAGACGGGGTTAGATATCAAGTAGTTAACCAAACATCAACACCGATTACGGCAACAACTGCCACGGATGAAAAAACTGTAGTTGACCCCAAAGATGGGCATCTATATTATTTTAGTGACCCGTCGTTAAACGTAGTTAAACAGTATTCGTCACAACAATTTCACGATACCGGCAATGGCTGGATATTTCGGCCGGATTATTTTGGATACCCCGGCCGAGGCGGATTGAAATTTCATTACGTTCATAATAGCGGCAAAGAAAGAAGAATAGATCCAGGAAAAAGCAATATCATGGACATTTATGTATTAACTGCTAGTTATGATAATTCTTACAGAAGTTGGTTAGCTACGCAAGTTGGTCCAGCGCCTCTTCCCCCTACTAGTCAGGATTTATCTAATAACTTTGATTCTTCTTTAAATCAAATTAAAACAATAAGTGACGAGATAGTCTATCACCCTGTGTCTTATAAAATATTATTTGGTAGTTTAGCAGATATAAACTTGCAAGCGACGTTTAAAGCAGTAAGGAATCCTGCGATTCCGATAAGTGATAACGAAATAAAAACACAAATTTTTAATGCTATTAATTACTTCTTTTCTTTAGAAAATTGGGACTTTGGTCAAACTTTTAATTTTAGTGAATTGTCAACTTATGTAATGAATTTACTGACTCCCAATATTACTAACTTTATAATAGTTCCGGTAATTAATAATTTTGGAAGTTTATATGAAATAACCTGTGCTAGCAATGAAATTTTTATTAGCGGAACAACGATTGATAACATTGAAATTATTGATGCAATAACTGCTAGTCAATTAAATTCTACAATGATAATCACTAACGTAGGAAATTAAAATGTCTAACGATAATAAAATTAATTCATCTAATTTACTACCCGAGTATTTTCAAACAGATAAAAATAAAAAGTTTTTGTCTAGTACGCTTGACCAATTAATACAACCGGCTCAATTAGAGCGCATTAGCGGTTTTATAGGTAGCAGACTATCTCCAAATTATAATGTTTTGACAGATAATTATATTTCGGAAGTACTGGAATTTCGTAGAGATTATCAGTTCAATCCCGCGCTAGTTGTGTATGATGAATTACAAAATATACAAAGAGCGATCGGAATAGACGATTTAACTAATACAATTTTAATACAAAGTGGATTACCTGGAGATTTTAATAAGCTATATGGATCTTCGGTCTATTCTTATAACCCACATATCAGCTGGGATAAGTTTACAAATTATCAAGAATATTATTGGTTACCTACAGGTCCTGAAACTATTTTTATCGATTCTTTTAACTCTATTATAAACGTTGAAACTGATATTATAGGAAAATCAAATTACACTTTTAGTTACATAACAAACATAGGGTCAACGGAACAACAGTCTTTATCTAATGGGATGAAAATTAAATTTTCATCCCATGTCTCTCCAAAAAACTATCAAAATAAAACATACTTTGTCGAAGGAGTCGGCACTTCTATTGTATTAGTAGATTATGATCAGCTGACTGCTTCTATTATAATAAACAAAGATTTTTTAGAAAATTTTGATACACTTCCCTTTGATCACTATCCTTTTGATAATGCTAATTCTCTTTCAGAGTTTCCAGAATATATTACTATAAATCGTGCTAGTCGAGATTTAAATCCTTGGTCGAGATACAATCGATGGGTCCATAAAGAAATAATAAACACTAGTGCTACCGTAAACGGAACTGTTCCGGTATATGATGCAAGTGCCCGGGCAAAGAGACCTATTGTTGAATTTAATGCCAATCTTAAATTATATAATTTCGGTACAGTAGGCATTTTAAAAATTGACATTATCGATACAGATACTATAGATGCGTTTAATATAGTAGAAGGTGCAGAAGGTTATTTTGTCGACGGCGTTCCCTTAGCACAAGGTAATAAAATAATTTTTAATGCAGATAAAAATCAAGAAGTTAGAGGAACTGTATACGAAGTTAATTTCACCAAAGTAAATGGTGTTTATCAAATTCAACTATTAGAAGTTCAGAGGCCACCTATTGAATCTTCTATTATAGTTAATTATGGAAAGACATATTTAGGAACAAGTTGGCACTTTGATGGAAACCGATGGATTTTTTCTCAACAACACCGGGCTCTAAACGAATTTCCTTTATTTGATTTATTTGATAATGAAGGAAACAGCTACAGCGACCGTATGCATTATCAATCAGATTTTTCTGGAAACAAATTATTTAATTATGCTGTCGGAACAGGTCCGATTGATCCTGTGTTAGGTTTTCCGTTATTATATAAAAATAGTGTCGGAGTTGGAAGTTACCTGTTTAATAATTATTTTATGACAGGCATAATTACGATTTCGAATAATAATATTTTAACTAATGTACCTACGTCTACAACTTATTTAAAATATTTTAATTTGACAGGCGATGTATTTGTGAATGTCTGGCAAGAATTAGATAAACCTCAAATACCTATTTTACAATTTCAAACAACTATAGCTTCGACTGCAAGTATTCAACTTACTGCAATTTCTAATCCAGTAAAAGCCCAGTTTGAATTTGATGTATATGTTAATAATATTAAACTATCTAAATTAGATTATTCTACAACAACAACATCTGCAAATTATTTTGTAAATTTTAATAATTTGTTACCTGTTTACTCAAATGTTTTATTTAAAATTTATAATACCACCGCCGTACCAACCTTGCGTGGCTCTTATCAAATACCCCTGTCTCTTACAAACAATCCTCTTAACGGACCGATTGGGTCTATGACAGAAACTGAAATAACAGATCATGTCAAAACTATGATCAATGCATCTTCTAATTTTTCTGGAAATTACCCCGGATTGAACAATCTAAGAGATTTGGCAGTCTATAAAGGAACTCAGTTAATTTCAAATGCTAATCCTTTACCGTTTGCTTTTCTTTTTATTGGAGACAAATATCATAATTTAATCGATGCCGTTCAGGATGCAGGAGAAAAGTATAATCAATTTAAATTATCTTTTTTAAAACAAATAGCATCTCAATCCGATCAAATAGATTACGTTTCGGCGGTTGACATAGCTATTTCTAATATTAATCAAAATAAAAAAAATGTAGACTCCTATTCTTTATCAGACATGATAGGATACGGCCAAGATAAAATTGTTAGAACATGGACTGTAACAGATTCTAGAAATACGGTATATCCTTTAACAAATTCTTTTGATCTTTCGACGTTGAATTTGCGATCTGTATTAGTGTATATTAACGGTGTTCAATTAATTTCTAATATTGACTATAAATTTATTCCAACTGATTCGTCTGTTGAATTTTTAATTAAGTTGAAGGTTGGCGATGTTATTACAATTAATGATTATCAGGATACATCTAAATGTTATATACCACCTACTCCGTCTAAATTAGGTTTATATCCGGTATTTGTACCTAGTATATATGTTGACAATACCTATATTACTCCTCAAAAAGTAATCCAAGGACACGATGGTAGCATTACAATTGCCTATAATGATTACAGAGACGAAGTTATTTTAGAATTAGAAAAAAGAATTTATAATAACATTAAAGCCGCATATCGTTCGGAATTATTTGACATAAACTCGGTGTTGCCCGGTAATTTTAGAAATTCTGAATACTCGACATTCGACGTAACACAGGTATTAGAAGCAGACTTTATTAAATGGGCTGGAATTTTTGGTATAGATTATTCTACAAATCCGACCTTCGATGAATTTAATTCATTTACTTGGAATTATACAGGAGCGGTTGAATCTAACGGTAATACACCTGTATCTGGTTATTGGAGAAACATATATAAAATATTATACGATACTGAGCGCCCGCACACTCATCCTTGGGAAATGTTAGGGTTATCTCAAAAACCAAATGACTGGGAATCTACATATGGGCCTGCTCCCTACACTTCCGGAAATCAAATATTATGGGATTATGTAGAAACTGGCGGCGGTAACCCAATTTATGCTAGACCGGGATTAAATAAAATACTACCGGTGAATCAATATGGCGAATTGATTCCTCCTGATCAGTTATTGTCTAACACTACAGCATATTCTATAAGACGGCCTTTCGTGTTTGGCGACCAAGGTCCAGTAGAAACCGCGTGGCGCAGAAGTAGTTTTTATCCATTCGCTATTCAAAGACTACTAGCATTGATTAAACCTGCGGTTTATTCTTCTTTATTATATGATCCTAGTAGAATTAATCTTAATATTGCTAAACAATGGACTTACGGCGATAACCATCAATTTTTAAATCCAAAAAATGTGGTAATTTACGGAGATAACGGCGCATTAACAAACGGTTATAGTGTGTATGTCTCAGAGTATGGGCAGCAACGATCTACTAATTATATAAAAGAATTAAAGAAAGATTTAAAATATTTTAATATTAATCTATTTTATAAAGTCGGCGGATTTATAAACAAAAACAATATGACTGTTCTTATTGATGCTTATAGCCCAACATCGATTGACCCTGGAGCAATATTACCTCAAGAGGATTATTCTTTATTTTTAAATTCTAGTAGTCCGGTAGGATCTGCAAATATAAGCGGTATAGTTATACAGAAATTAAACGGAAAATTTTCTGTTAAAGGTTACGATCAATATCGAGGTTTCTTTAATGTATATCTTCCGACAAGAAATAATTCCACCCCTCCCCTTACGATTGGCGGAATTTCGGAATCATATGTAACTTGGAGCTCTGCATCATCTCCAGGACCGGTTGGATTATCTACAGTTGACACAACTTCGGCTAAAACTGCACCAACTACACTATTTTATACTCAAGGTCAGCTTGTTTCTTACAAGAACAAATATTATAGAGTAAAAGTTAGTCACACAGCGGAAAGTTCTTTTAATGAATCTTTATATGTACAATTATCGGAACTGCCAATCACCGGAGGAGTCACAGTACAGCGTGCCGCTGGATTTTCAACACAAATTACAAAAATACCATACGGGACTGAATTTTCAACAATCCAAGAGGTTTATGATTTTATCATAGGATATGGACATTATTTAGAAAGTCGAGGATTTATATTTGATGAATATAATGTAGATTTAGGAGAAATTTTAAATTGGAATTTTTCTGCTAAAGAATTCTTATTCTGGACAAGTCAACACTGGGTTGAAAATAGTTTAATAACTCTAAGTCCGTTTGCTAATCAAATTAAATTTAAATCTAACGTGGCGGTCGTTGACAACTTGTTTGATAGTTTTCATGAGTATAGTATTTTAAGAGCAGACGGAAAACCATTTTCACAAAAAAATCTTTCCGTAAATAGAGCAGACGGAATTTGTACTATTTCTACAAATAATACTACTCAGGGGATTTATTTTGCTATATTGAGACCGGTACAAAAAGAACACGGTATGGTGTTTAAGAATACCAGCTTGTTTAATGATACAATATTTGATATTGAAACCGGATATAGGCAATTGCGTGTAAAATTATCCGGTTTAAGAACTTCCGGATGGAAAGGAGATTTTTCGGCACCTGGGTTTGTTTACGATACAGCTAATATCCATACCTGGAAACCGTATATTGATTATGTTTATGCAGATACTGTTAGTGTTAACGGAAAGTATTATTCTGCAAAACAGGATATAGTCGGGTCTGCAACATTTAATGTATCGGCAGGGTGGATACTATTAGATAAAAAACCTGTTGCAGGGTTGATTCCAAATTTCGATTATAAAATTGGTCAGTTTCCAGATTTTTATAATTTAAATATAGATAATTTTGATGCCGGTCAAGAAAAAATGGCACAGCATCTTACTGGATATACTCCTCGTCCAAATTTAAATAACATTTTTAGTAGTCCGATAGCACAGTACAAATTTTATCAAGGCTACATTAGAGAAAAAGGTACAAAAAATTCTATATCAAAGCTTTCTAAAGCAAGTTTATATAATTTGCAAGGGCAAATAGACTATTCAGAAGAATGGGCATTTAGAGTCGGATGTTACGGGTCTTTTTCTACATATAATGAAATTGAATTTCCTCTAATAGAAGGGACGTTTTTAGAAAGTCCTCAACTTCTTAATTTTGTTTCTACAAAGCCTATAGAACAAAATGATCTAACTGTACATGTTGTTTCGAGCGATTTACAGATTATGCCTAAAGATTTTAACGTAAACTCGGTATTTTCGACTACAGGTACAGATAGTTTATTAATAAATACCGCAGGGTATGTTAGAATTGATGATGTTACCGCTACTGCCTACAATGAAAATAGTCTATTAGATATTGCTAATTCGTCTCTTCCAGAGGGAATAACTGTATGGTTAGGTTTTAAAGCCGATGGGGACTGGGATGTTCTAAGATATGAAAATACAGGTGTGAGGATAATTGGGGCTTATGTAAGTTCTCGAGGAGTGTCAATTACTTTTACTACAGACATTACTCATAATTTACAAGTTGGCGATATAATTTTCTGTTCTCATTTTAATTCTCAAGTTGACGGAATTTATAGAATTTTTGATACACCTACATCTAGAGAAATCACGGTATTATCGTCGTTGTCAACTATTAACAGTACGAATTCGACAGTATTTCCGGGATTGTTATTTAAATTTATTAGTCAGCGATTTCCAACACTTTCTCAAATACCTAGTGATTATAGATTATTAAAATTACCGTACGGTTCAAAATTATGGATCGACGACGACGGAACCGGCCGTTGGGCAGTATATCAAAAAGTTAAAAATTATGCTATTAGCTCAATACAAAATAGTGATTCCTCGACAGTAGAATTTGGTAGAGTTATTTCTAAAAGAAAAAACTCAAATGTTTTGATGGTGGCAGCTCCTTACGGTCTCGGCACAATTGACACTAGTCCGGAAATTCAAGGTAACTTAGGCGGGAGTGGGAATACTGTAATACAACCAATTGTTACAAATTTGACCACAGCAAGCGGAAAGATTTATGTGTATGATGTTTCTAAAACAACACCTGAACTATTTTTCAAATATGATATTAACCAAGATGGATATGCTTCGGTATTTTATCACCACTCTCGTTATCCTATCGAAACTGGTAAGGCAATGATTTATGACGATATCGATTTCAACCGTACAAATTTTGGACTACTATTTGTTGGTGCTCCGGGAGCATGTGCAACAGTTTCGGATTCTATAGAAGGGGGGTTGAGATATTCAACCGGACACGGGACAATATCAACTTTAGTGCAAGAGGGCCTAGTAAAAATAAGTAGTAAATCTTCCAAGACGCTATCTCAAAAAACAGAATTTGTATTATTAAGTCCTGATAATTCGTCAAATTATCAACGATTTGGGTCATCTCTTTTCGTGCAGAGAAATTCAGATGTAAAACTGTTATTAGTAGGAGCTCCTGCAACAGGTACAACAGGAACCGGTGCAGTGTATTCATACATGGTCGATTCTTCGGAACAGTCTTTGAAAATAACTTATACAGGAGTAGTTTTGCCGCAGAATACGGATTCTATTTCAATTGGATCGCTATGGGGTTATAGTATAAGCGGATCAGATGATGCAAAATTTATAGCTATTAGTGCTCCTGGCTCACAAATAAGCACCGGGTTCGTATCTATATATCAGCAATTGGCTAATAAATTAGATCCTATTCAAACTATTAACGGGTCTGATTTTGGATTTTCAAAGAGAGATGAATTTGGTTCGGCAATCACTGTAAGTCCTGACGGCAGATATCTTTTTGTATCTGCACCATCTTATCTACATTCTGATGGATCGTACGGAAGAGTTTTAATTTTTATTAATAACTCTGGAACTTTTATACTTAATCAGATTCTTACCAATCCTTATAAAGGAAGAGGAATGAAATTTGGTAAAGCGATCGATTGCAATAGTGACGCAAGTGATTTAATAATATCCGCTGGATCGGGAAGTACCCCGCAACATACAACATTTGATAGTAAATCACCGTTTGGTTCGGTAACATTCGATACTAACGAAACGGTGTTGGTTGACTTTTTAGGAAATTCAGGTGCGGTGTATGTCTACAATAAAAAAGATCCTCATGGTAGCTTTTCTTTAGATGATGAATTAAATCCTACTAATCACGTTACAAATTCAGAATACGGTATTAGTTTACAAGTCGACGATAATAATGTTTACGTAGGGTCCCCGTTTTTAGCCGACCAATGGAAGCCTGATCAGAATGGACTTTTTTATCAGTTCAAAAAAATTAATCCTTCAATCGGCAGTTGGCAAAAATTAAGAGAACAACCGGATCTGGTAGACGTAAATCAATTTCAAAAAATTTCTTTAATAGACACATTTAGCGAAAAAATAGTCGACTATTTGGATATAATTGACCCGGTTAAGGGAAAAATTCCAGGAGTAGCTAAACAAGAATTAAAATATATATCATCGTATGACCCTGCAATATATTCTATAGGAACTGCAAGTGTAAATGTTAATACAAATATCAGTTGGCTCGACGATCATGTTGGGGAACTTTGGTGGGATTTGAGTACAGTAAAGTACATGTGGTACGAACAGGGAGAATTAAAATATCGAAAAAATAATTGGGGGAAACTGTTCCCAGGAGCAACTATCGATGTTTATGAATGGGTGGGAACAAAATATTTGCCAAACGAATGGAGTGTAATAGCAGATACTACTGCTGGACTGGTAGAAAGTATAAGTGGACAGCCTAAGTATCCCACAGGAAATGTAATGGCGGTAAAACAAGTTTATACTTCGTCGGGGTCTTTAACTAATTATTATTATTATTGGGTTAAAAATAAAATTACTATACCTGCAACAAAAAATAGAAGAAAAAGTTCGTTTGAGGTAGCGAGCCTTATTGCAGATCCGGTAAGTTATGGCTATAAATTTTTATCACCAATCGCTCCATCGGCGTTGTCTTTAGCTAATATTGGCACAGAGTTAGTTTCTAATAATATTAATTTAAATATTGCATTGGATAAAACTAATAATATAATCAACAAACATACAGAATGGTTGTTGTTACAAGAAGGAAATGTAGATAGTCGCCCAAATACCTTATTAGAAAAAAAATTAATCGACAGTTTATTAGGGCACGATAGTCTTGGAAATCCGGTGCCTGATCCTAAATTATCTCAAAGAATGGCCTATGGTATCGACATTCGTCCTAGACAAAGCATGTTTATTGATAGGCAAAAAGCACTACGCAATCTAGTTGGTTTTGTAAATAAAATTTTAATTTCTAATCAACTTACAGGAAATTATAATTTCGACAAATTAAAATCTGAACAGCCGCATCCAGATCAATATTCTCATACCTATGATCAAGTAGTAGAGGATATTGTGTTAAGAGATATTATAAAAACTGCTCGACTAGTACAGGCTGAAATATCTTGCACAGTGCAGAATGGAAAAATTAACACCGTTGAAATAGTTAATCAAGGATTTGGTTATAAGATTCCCCCTACAGTTACAATTTATTCTAATGATTTAGGAACCGAAGCTATAATAACTACTGAGATTGATTTAAATGGTAAGGTTATATCTGCTGACATAAAAAATCCAGGCAACAATTATACAACCGCGCCAATTCTATCAGTGCGTCCGTATACTGTACTAGTTTTAACCGATACCGACAGCAACGGAAAATGGGCCATGTATTCCTGGGATAAATTAACTAACCAGTGGATTAAGATACGCACACAATTATATAATACTAGTCTTTATTGGAAGTATGTTGATTATAAAAGTAGTACGTTTAATGAGTATACACCATACTCGGCCACTATTCCTTCTTTAGGGTATCTCTCTTCTCTAGTGGATGCACAAATTAACCAATATATTAAAGTAAACAATAGTAGTGACGGAAATTATATAATTTTAGAAAAAACACAGCCCGATGCTGGAAACTTTAGTAATAATTATAATTTGGTTTTTAAACAAAATGGGACAATACAGTTGCTAGATACTCTATGGTCATCGTCTTCTGGAAATTTAGGATTCAGTACACTTAATTATGATCAAACATTATTTGATCAAACAGCTGATATAGAATTAACAAATATCATTGACGCATTAAAAAATGATATATTTGTTGGAGAATTAAAAGTCAATTGGAATTTGTTTTTCTTTAGTGCAGTAAAATATGCGCTGACAGAACAAAAATTATTAGACTGGGCATTTAAAACAAGTTTCATAAATGTAACAAATTACGCCGGAAACTTAGATCAGCGACCTGTTTATAAATTACAAGATTCGTCTTATTTCATTAATTATATTTCCGAAGTAAAACCATATCATACTCAGATAAGGAATTACACAACCAATCATACGTATGTAGACCCTTCGCAGACCTTTACTACGGATTTTGATTTACCCGCAATCTATAATACTTTGACTAATTCGTACCAACCCATAACTCTTAACGATAATTTTTTAAATACATATCCTTGGAAAGCATGGGCTGAAAATTATAAATTTTACGTCGACAGCATCGATATTGGAAATCCCGGAAGTAATTATGCTACTCCCCCAACTGTTGAGCTACAAACTGCCGACGGCGATTTTGGATCCGGAGCGACTGCAAAAGCATATATTACCGGAGGACAGATCAGCAAAATAATTGTGTTGTCTTCTGGAAAAAATTATCTAAAACCTCCTAAAGTAATTATACATAGTAACGATCCGAACGTGAAGCCTGCTGTTGCTTATGCTCGTCTAGCTAACGGTACTGTCCGTAATAATTTAATAGGAATGAAATTTGATCGTATTTCTACTAATAATTCATTTGAATCGACAGCTACTGTTGACACCTTTATATGTGACGGATTTACTACAAATTTTGAATTATCATGGCTAGCTGATACAACTAAATCTAAAATGATGGTAACACTCGATGGGTCTTATGTATTGTTATCAGATTTTAAAATTGATTTTTTCACTAAGAATATCAACGGATATTTAAAAAAATTGTGTAAAATTGTATTTTTAAATTATACACCGAAGTTTAATCAACGATTGTCGGTTGCGTATAATAAAAATATAGAATTATTTAATGCAACTGAAAGAATTTTAAATTTTTATACTGCAACATCTGGTATGCCGGGGCTTGAGCTAGGACAGTTAATGACCGGTATAGACTTTCCTAAAACCAATATACAATCACTACCTTTTAATTATGTATTAATTTGGGATCAATCTAACTCTAATTTTGGTCAAGATGTGTTTGCAGATAATTCTAATTATTATAATTTATCTAGAGTCGTAGAAAAAATTCCTGCACCAAAATTAGATAATTCTGTAACAGTTTATACTAATACAATTAATTTAAAGACTAAAATTTTTAAAATACAGGATCATGGTTTTTTGACAGGTACGACTGTATTATACAACGCTCAAGGTTTTCTTCCTATAGACGGCTTAGTTGACGGTCGTGTTTATTTTGTAAGAATAATTGACTCTAATAATTTTTCTTTATACAATACGTTAGCTAATGCCTCCAATGAAACAAGCATGATAGGGCTTTGTGATTTACGCGGACGCGGTAATGATTTACAAACCCTTACTTCTGTTATTGATTATAATGAAATAAAAGTAGATACTACAGAAAATATTAAAATCGGGCAGTTGGTTAATATTATTAGTAAAACAAATGCCGAAAATAAACTTAACACTACAACTGATGTAACAGTTGTTAGTATTGACCACGATACATCTCGAATATTTTTAAGCGATCCGTTAGTTGCAGGTTTAGATATAGGCGACATAGTGGAATTTTGGACATTTGATTCGAACTCTTCTTTATACGATAGTAACATTATCGGCGGTACCTTCGACAACGTCGGTATTTCAAATCCTTTTGGAATCAATCCGGAGGAAATTAATTTAATTTCTCCGGAAGGGATTAGTATTGACGGTAGCGAATTTTTTACTCCAGATTACGGGCATGCCCCTGAAGAACTAGTCCCCGGAAATACTTTGGATAGTTTTTCTTTGAATGTTTACACTATAAATGATAGAAGTGCTCCTACCGTAATTTCGAGTTATGCTCCTTTAAATAACAATGCAATTACCACGATAAAACTATCAATTCAACCAACTAATCCGGCAAGTATTTCTGTATATTATCAAAATAAAATTTTTACATACAGTAATAATACAGACTTTACTCAATACGTGGATTCTACAGAGTTTACTATCGATTGGATTAATAACACCTTGATAATTGCTCCGCAATCAAGTGGCGGTAATATCGGTTATAGAATAATAAGCATCGGGGGAGAAGCATTTGGCACCTATAGGGGTGTAATAGACAGCGCATCACAGTCATTTACAAATAATGAACCTATCGGACAAGTACAAAGTTTATCGGATATTAATACTGTAAAAGATGCGATTGTGTATGTAAACGGAGAAAGTATTCAACAGCGGTCTTTAGGCTTTCACTCTACATCAACGGTTTCCTATTGTTATTTTGAGTTAGGACCAGTTAGCACGAATAATAATAGAGCCGCTACTACAGTTTATAATTTACCTAACGGCGATAATAACATACATTCTTTTTTCTTTGGAAATACCTACAAATTATTTAATGAAATTAACCAACAGATGTTTACTATAACTGCCTCTAGCTTTACATCTACGGCTACATTGACTTATCCTCCAAAGGTTATTCTTCCAGAGGCAGTACAAGCAATAGTCGAAATTAACACCGGAACAGGGTTTAAAATTATGTTACCTCCGCCAGTAACATATTATAACATCACTGATCGTCGGATTTCTACATTTCTAATCGATCCGCAAAATAGGTTTCCGCAAAATAGAGACTATAGTTCTATAACTCAAAATATAACTACTGCAATCCCTGCAGGGTCCAATGGTATACAGGTAAAATCAGTAAAGGATTTCGCAGAAATTTACCAAATTGGAAGAGTACTTGTAGGAACAAGTAATAAGCTATTCGGGTCAAATACCGGTGTAATTATAGAAGATATTGACTATGTTAAAAATGAAATATATTTCAACGCTACGACCGCAGTTCCTTTAGAGGCAGGCGATGTAATAGATTTTTATATATATGATGTTAATGTTTCTTACGACCCGGATACGGTACGAGTTTATATAAATGGTCGACAAATTTTTAAAGATGCTGATTTTACTGTCGACTCGCATAATAATTCCGTAACTATTAATGATCGACTTTTAGCAATCGATGATGTTGTTGCTATTTTATGGTTTCCTAAAGGGTTTTATGATTATGATATTGTAGGATCTCAAGTAACTTTGTCAAATTTTGATGTAGACGCTGAATTAAATGTAATAACTTATACTAATCATGACAATATGATGATCGAAACTACAACTTATTCTGGAAACAGTGTAGGAAGATTTAAAACTGCAAGACCTATTTTAAACAACAATTATATATGGATAATTTTAAATGGAATTCCTTTAATTAACACAGTCGACTATACTGTATTAAATGATAGATTTACTGTTCAATTGAGTGAAAGATACCAGTTAACGGATGCCGATAGAGTGGAAGTTATTAGTATAACTGATCAAGGATTAAATGCTCGGGTCGTAGGATTTAGGATGTTTAATGATATCTTTAATAGAACATCATTTAAGAGATTATCGGCACAAAATTCTACTAAGTTAGCACAGGCCTTAAAAGTTACAGACACTGAAATTGTTGTCGATGATGCGCTAGTTTTAACCAGACCGATAATTTCTAAAAAAATACCCGGCGTTATAATAATTGAAGGGGAAAGAATTGAATTCTATAGAATCGACGGTAATGTATTAAGTCAATTACGCAGAGGAACTTTGGGTACAAGTCCAAGCACTTACCTCGAAGTTGGCACTCGGGTGACTGATCAAAATAATGATCAAACCATGCCCTTCCAAGAAACCGTATTGCGACAGTCGTTTTTAACAACCTCTACAACATCGACCTATCAAATTCATTCGGAGTCTGATACATTAAACGATGGAATAGTGCTAGGAAATCATGTGATAACAATTTCCACTAGTTCAATCAACTTGGGTAATGGAATTATTACAGTACCCAATCACGGATTTTTAACAGGAGAAGCAGTACTATATTCTTCTCATGGAAATACTCCTATAAACGGATTAGTTGATAAAAATACCTATTTTGTAAGAAAAATTAGTGTTAATAGTTTTTCTTTGTACGACACATCGTCTAATGCATCTAATGAATTGAGCGTTCAAGGATCAATCAAATTAAATGGGTACGGTAATAATTCTCAAACATTAGAAATGAATGTTCCTGCCGTCGATCAATTAATGGTATTTTATGGAGGAAGACCTCTTAGAAAGTCGGGAATATTTGTCCAAGACACTTCGTTATCATACGATAATAATTTAATTTCTACGGAAAATATCATGACAACGGCTACTATAAGCTTACTACCGTCTGATGCAAAATTAGGGGACGCTTTCCGTATCATCGAAACGAACCAAGTGTGGATATACGAAAATTCTTTAGCTGCCGATGCAATAAAAGGCTACGTTTATCGAGGATTGAACTATCACCCCCCAGAGTTTAGTATTAATACATCAACGCATCAATTGACTTTAAACATATCTGAGGGTATAGAGGCAAATGTTAAGGTAGTGATTATAAAGAAACAATCTACATATAATTCAAATTGGAATTATTTAAATACCGGAACAAGTTTACAGGCGAGATTTTTACAGGCAAAGTCTGCTCAACTGCCTGATATTTGGTACTATGGAGGGAATCACGGATAGCTTTTGTATTTTTTTTAGACTATCTAATTTAGTAATAAATATAGAATAGCACCATAACTTTTATCTAGCATAAATATCACTATGGACAACAAAAATACACAATTTTTACCGAAAGAATCTAACATGAAACCACCATCAAAACCCAACGAACGCGGCGCCTTTAGTATACAAGGGCATATAAAAATTTTTGATCCTTTGACTAAAGAAGTTTTTATTAACAAGCGTAACGCTATCCATTATGAAAATTTTGCTGTAGCTATGGCGCAGAGTATCAGCAATCAAGGCTTTGGATTCATTGTAGACATGGCGTTCGGTAACGGAGGAACACGAGTAGATCAAACTGGAATTATTACTTACTTAACTCCTAATACCGTCGGTATTAGCGCCGATTTATATAACCAACAGTATGTTAAAGCAATTGATGCTAAACAGGCTACTGATTTAGACCCTTCAAGAAATTATATGGAAGTTCGTCACGTAGCAGGTACATCATATGCAGATGTATTAGTAAATTGTTTGTTAGATTTTGGAGAACCAGCAGGTCAAAGCGCATTTGACAACAGTACTACTGCCAATGATTCTTTTATATTTGACGAATTAGGATTAAAAGCATATAGTGCCAACGGTGTAGGGACTGGCGATTTATTAACCCATGTTATTTTTCACCCCGTGCAAAAATCTTTAAACAGGATGATTCAAATAGAATATACTGTGCGTATCCAAAGTTTAACTGCCGGAATGTAATATGCCACTGATAATAAATTTTTCAGATCCGACTAAAGAATCAATTACGATTCCTGATTTTCCTCCGGGTATAAATGCAGTTGATACCAGCTTATCGTTGGTTGGAAAAGGATATCCTAACTATGGTCAAAAGTTTGCTGAAAGTTTTATTCATCTATTAGAAAATTTTGCTAGTCCTACCCCTCCACAAAATCCAATTGAGGGGCAGCTCTGGTACGATACTAGCGATTTAAATAATAAAGTATTAAAAATTATGGACGGCACTGCTAGTTCAGTTAGCTGGCCTAATGCTAATGGAATTTATCAGCAGCCGACTGATCCTAAAACCTCAAACATTTCTGGTTTAAAGAACGGAGATCTTTGGGTAGATACTAAAGCTAATCAAATTAAAGTTTTTAGTCAAAATGAATGGATATTAATTGGTCCGTCTGCGACTAATCTGTCAGTTGATCAAAACGGTAACATAGTAGCCACACTTACAACAACAGGCAGTTTCCCAACGACCGAAACTGATAATCATATACCTCCAGCTGATCACTTAGTGATTGAAAATTACGTAGATGGAAAAGTTGTAGCTATTATTTCTAATGATTCTTTCACTCCTAAAAAAGCTATTAGCGGATTTGGAATCAATCCTATTACCAAAGGAATTAATTTAACCTTGGGTGCTATTATAAACGGAGTATCTTTGGTAGCTCAAAATTTAGATATCTCTAGTACCGATAACACCCAATTTCAAGGTAAGACTATTATTGCCGCGGGAAATTTTTTAAGGAAAGAAGATTCGAGTCGAACCGGTCAAGTGGTTACTGGAAAAATTAATTTAAGAAATGGCCCAGCGGGCGGATTAATTTTTTCATCTATTGACAATTCAGAAACAGCACAGATGGTATTTTTACAAAATAATATAAAAATTTCCAATAGTGCATCGGCCGGAAAAATTGTTTTAAACATCGACGGATCTGATGTAATTTCCGTAGGATCTAATCAAACGCAGATAACAAATAATGTATTTGTGTCCGGTAATCAAACTGTAACTTCTCTAACTGCTACGAATGATATTTCTGCAGGCGGAAATTTAAATATTACAGGTAATATTACTAATCAAGGAAAAATTTACACTACTAGCGATGTACAGATAACCGGAAAGCTGTATTCTACAGATATATTACCAGGTACAGCTAACATTTCTCGGGATAATAGGTTTGATATCGGTAGTTCGACATCTAGATTTAGAGCTGTTTATGCCGAAAAGTTAGGAACACCGACTGCAAATCTATATGGAAATTTAACAGGTAGCGCAACTGCCGCAACTAAATTATCAAATTATACCCATGTTCAGCTTGTGGGTGCAGTAACATCAGATGAATTTAAATTTAACGGTGACGGATCTCTAAGGGATCTGGAAGGTTTAAATTTAGGAAAGAATATCAGTACTCGATTATCTGGATCTGCTATAGGAAACCTCAAATCAAAAACAGATAATAATACCACAACTACAAATCTATTAGCATACGATACCACGAATCCTTTAGAATTATTTCAAATAGCAAACAATATCTTTTTACCGGGAATGATAATGCCTTACGGTGGTGATACTCCTCCGCCTGGTTGGCTATTATGCGACGGAAGATCAGTATTGGCTGCCGATTATCAAAATTTATCTACTGTAATACTACATAAATTTGGAGGATCTGGTAATTCTTTTTTACTTCCCGATATGAGACATTCAACGGCGGCAGAGGGGATTTTGATTAATTACATTATAAAAACCTGATATGTCATATAATATTTTAAACCCTGACGGCACCACGCTAGTTTTATTAGCAAACGGTACTGTTGATCAAAATACAACCTCACTTACCTTAGTGGGAAGAGACGTAAATTCTTACGGTGAATATTTTAACAATAACTTTATAAGATTGTTATCAAATTCGGCAGGAGATTCTAATCCAAGAAGTCCGTTACCCGGACAATTATGGTACGATAATAAAACCGAAAGATTAAAAATATATAAGGATACGTGGACCCCCATTGGCGGTGCTACGGTATCCTCGAGCCCTGATAATAATCAATTAATTGGGGATCTATGGTTTGATATCACTACGAATCAATTAAAAATTAAATTAGATAACGGATATAATATAATTGGTCCTACCGCAGAAGAGAACTCTCGTACAGGATGGAAATTATCTAATCTTATTATTAAAGATATTCCGGGAAATGAACAAACTAAAAATTTAGCTTTTATAAAAAATCATAATGTTACGCTTGGGCTAATATCAAACTCGGCATTTACTATAGATTCATCTACTTATCAAACGTTTCAATTCCAATCTTTATCAACCGTTACTACCTCCACCGTGGTGCAAGGATTGAATATTTATGGAGATATTAGTTATACAGGCTCTCTTTATCGTAACGGTATTTTAGATATAGGCCCTTCGGGACCGCAAGGTTCTCAGGGATCAACAGGACCGACTGGACCATCTGGGCCGACCGGTGCATTAGGACCCCAGGGAATAGCCGGTTCTCAAGGGCCGACTGGCCCGTCTGGTCCGAGAGGCCCTAGCGGTATTATCGGTTCACGAGGGCCGCAAGGCCCTCGTGGGTTAGACGGAGTTCCCTTTAATATTATTAGTCAAATTCCTTCTGGAACAATAGAATATTTTAACAATATTGACCCGCATCCAATGATTGGTGATGGTTGGGTGGCTATCGATACCGGACTTTTATGGATATACGACGGAACAGGTCTAGTTGGCGGATTTCGTAATACTAATGTCAAGGTGCTAGGTCCCCAAGGCCCACAAGGGGTTCAAGGCCCACAAGGAGTTCGAGGGCCACAGGGGGTTCAAGGCCCGCAAGGAGTTCAAGGCCCATCGGGTGTTGACGGAAGAATTGGAGTTGATGGCGCCCAAGGACCTCAAGGTCCTCAAGGTCCTCAAGGTCCTCAAGGGCCTGACACCTATATCAGTGATACTGCGCCTTCTGTTGTTAACACAGGAAGTTTATGGTATAATAGTATTACTGGAAGAACTTACATATATTATAATAATATTTGGGTTGACAACAATCCTCCTACCCCCGGCCCACAAGGAGTTCAGGGAGTTCAAGGCCCACAAGGAGTTCAGGGAGTTCAAGGCCCACAAGGAGTTCAGGGAGTTCAAGGCCCACAAGGGCCTTCTGGCCCGTCAACGTACGACATATCTAATTTTATTAATGGCCAACCACTTGCTAACGAAGTTGTTATGAGAATGTTAGCTGTAAGAATCTTTACATTTGATGCAAATTTTGCAGGAAGTTTAGCTCAGTGTAAAGTCCCCCCAACTGGCACAGTTTTATTTAGAATATTAAAAAATAATGCACCGTTTGGCATAATTACTTTTGCATCAGGCTCATATAATGGAACATTTAGCTCTCCAAGTTCAGTAACTTTTAACATAGCTGACGAACTTGCTATCCAAATAGATAATACAGTTAATTCTGTAGACGCTACATTCTCAGACTTTGTGTTTACATTTAAAGGAACGTCTTTTTCTTAAGGAACAATTATGGGATTAATTAGAACAATTAGTGATAGAAGATGTGCTCCGGGATTTAATGCTTTAGGAATTATCGAAAGATCGATAGGATATTTACAAGGTGGATATTATACTGGAACTATTCCCGGAAACAGAAATTCAGGAAATCCAGCAGGACCTACTTATCCGCCAGACGGGGTTGTTCGAGGAGCAGAATATGCATGGAGTCATATCCAGGCATTTAATTCTATAACACAGATAGGCAGATTAATTTACGACACAGGTTTTAATAGAAGATATTTTGCAGGTATTAGTGGAAATACTGCTGGATATTTTTCAGTCGATAACACGTATCGATTTCAAAAATTTAGTTATTTTACAACAACTGCGGCTAGTTCATTTAATACGCTTGTATCAAACAATTCCACCGCGGTAGATCTCAACGTTTATTCACAAGCATGGATTTTTAGTTCTAATACCACTCCACAAGATATTGGCCACGGCATTACTGATTACATACAGATTAATTTGTCCACCGATACTCCTATAGATCGAGGACCTTTAGGTTCAGACCCGGTTTCTACAAGTAGGCAAGCACTTAATAATCAATATGCGGCATTTCTTGTTAATGGCTATGCTACTAATCCTGTTACTAATTTAGTTGCATTAAACTATAGCACTTATTCAGTCACTAGTCAAGGCGGATTTTATTCAATGGAGCAGGTAGCCTGTGGTATGAGCGTTAGCAACGATCATGGATACTATGTTGGATACAGTAATGTCCGGGCTAATCTTTCAGGTGCTTCTTTAACATCATACGCACTGGCTAGTTCTTATGTGTATAATTTCGGTGAAAGCCATAGTTTAAATAATTCTAATTTTGGATTTATGATGGCAGGATATCCAGACACCAGTGGAAGATATATGGGGGTTGGTACTGACGGTGCCCCTACTCACGTACAGCATGCACTATGTGAAAGATTAACTCTAGCGACCGATGTACATACTGTAATGAACGATTTGGTTATTCCACAAAGTTCTGGACAAATGATGCAGGGATTTTAATATGAAACAATGGATACTAAAAAATAGTTCTGGAATATTCGACCACGATGTATCCCAGCCAGATGGGTTTCTTGTAATAGATGCTATAGAAAATAGTTTTTATATTGCAGAATGTCCAGTTGAGCCTAATGGAGATTTTGTAGTAGAATTTCCAACAGAATACCATAATAATTTAGAATATCATATATTTCCTAATGGAAAAAAAGTTTTAGGCTTAACAAATAAAGAAATTAATTTAAGTAATGAGCTTGACAGCAAGCGCAGGCGTGTTATAATATATACTGAAGATCAGATGAATTTCCGTATCAGTTTAATAAAATGGCTTGCGTTAAACGTATGGATACCTGATAAGAAAAGAATGAAAAATCTTGATGACTCTGTTGTACAACAGATAGTTTTGGATATAAAAAGTTTAAATGACGATATGTTATTAAAAAAATATATCGCAGATAATTTGTATTACGATCTTTAATATAAAGGTATATAAATGAATATTGAAATATTTTCGAAGCTAGACCCGCTCATTGTTAACGGTATGAGCGTATTCCAAATGGAAAAATTTGTTGTAAACGACAGCATAACACCATTTAGAAAATTAAGACAAGCATTTATCGAAGGAAAATCTAGAATAGAAACATTGGCAAATAGTGCATTAGATCTAGAGGAACTTGAAATAAAAAAACAAATAGCAGAATTAGAATTAGAATCGCTAACCGGTTTAGAAAAAAAATTAAAAGCCGTTGATATAAAAAAGTTTGAATTAAACATTAATCGAATGCAGTTGCATCGAACCCAGGTAACCAAAGAATCTGAATTTTTTTTAAAGATTGTTAATGAAATTATCGATAATGACTTCGGCGGCATCGATAATGCGATTGAAAAATTAAGCGACAATAATTTTTACTATCAACAAGAAAGTGATTTTTGGACCGAAAAATTAGCGAGAAGTGTGTTCGCTGATCTTGTAAATTTTGGAACTATCACCAAAGGACTTAGCGAATCGATTAGTTGTTTACCCGTTGATCAGCAAAAACTAATATTTGCTCAAGCAATAGGTCAACAAGAAACATTATCGGCATTATTGGAAACAACTAGAGATACACTGTTAGTTCAGCGAGATTAATATGCTGTCAGACATACAGTTTTCTCTCCCATTGTGGCCGGGTTTAAATCCCACTGAAATTGAAAAAGACGTTTTTCCTTTTTTAGCAGAGTGCGGAGATTTAATTAGCGATTTATATTTTACCAGTCGTATTCCTCCTTTTGACAGCGATGCCATGGGGGGTATCATTGTACCGGAAGAACGTTCTATAGTTATTAACAACGCACTGGTAATCAGTCAACAATTTCGTATTCCCTTAAGTGCAACATTTAATGACATTACACTCAGCCCTTCTTACGAGAACTATAAAACATTTGTAAAACATTTTAAATCACTGTATGATAACGGAGTAGACATTGTTACCATACCAAATACCGCTTGGTTGGCGTTCGGTTTAAAGAAAGAGTTTCCTGATTTATTTGTAAAGAATACAATTTTAAACCGTGTGCAAACTCCTGCACAAGTAGCTTCGTTATTTCAAGCAGGGTTTGATTACATAAATTTAGATAGAGAACTAATGCGAGATGAAAAAACTTTAAAAGAAATCAAAGAAGCAAAGACAGTAATGGAGAAACAGCTTGACAAAAAGTTATATGTTTCCTTACTGTACAATGAAGGATG